ATGTACCCGAGAACCACAAAATTCTTGCTTTTGAATCAAGTATAACAGCATCGAAAGATACTATTGACTTTTCATCAGCGAGTGATTGTGTTAGTCTCGAGTTCATGCGTTGGTTGTTACCACACGCATGGTTCGCGAAGATCAATCTAGTACGATGTCAATCCATGTTATTTGGAGAAGACACTGTCGGACTAGAAATGATCTCCACTATGGGGAATGCTACAACTTTTCCCCTTGAAACATTAGTCTTTTGGTCTATTGCTGTCTCAGCAACCATGACCATCGCCGAACCAAACAGCCTTAGTATACTTCCTAATACGAAGTACTTTTCGTCTGTTTCGGTTTTTGGTGATGATTGCATTACTCCTAGCAACGTTACAGCCTGTTTTATGGCTGCAACTGTTGCTGTTGGATTTATCGTTAATACTGATAAATCCTTCTTTAATGGAGGATGCTTTCGAGAGAGCTGCGGTGGTGATTACTACCGCGGTTATAACGTTAGGCCTCTACATTTAGAGGCCCCCACCAGTAACAAACGTTCCAATCTGGAACCTTGGCTATATGCGTTTGCTAATGGGATCATTAAGAAATATATATCATATTTCGGATCCCTTAGTTACGTTTATGACAAGGAACTTTTTCGGTACCTCTTTGCTACTTTCAAGAAGGAACGGCTTTTGGTTAAAGTCGTACCTGATTGGTTTCCTGATGATTCTGGTTTAAAAATCGGTGACGAATGTCACAGATTCCAGAGTGCCTATGATATCACCTTCTCAAAGGTGAGTCTGAGCGATCAAGGCGTCTATGCTTTTAATTATTGTAAGTTTAATTACTTACATAAAGAAAGCTGGGACGATCATCTTCGTTACTCGCTGTTTTTGAAGCAGCGGGTTGGAGATGTACCTAGATGGCTCGATGGCTTTTCTTCACTGCATGGCAGTGTCGAACGTACAATTGCTCTAAAGAAGATACCGGTTTACCGGCGTCCTCTTAAGCATGAGTACAACATCAGAAGACTTGGTGGCTACGTAGTAGCGAAAGGTTATACACCTAGCTGGAGTCCCAACTTCAGGTAGAATAACCTTAAATATCAACCCTAAGGGTCGAAT